CCGTTACATATAGGTGAAAATAAATTAGTTTTAAAAAAATATGATTAACATTATAGATAATTTTTTACCAAAGAAAGAGTTTGATGATTTAAAAAATACAATGGAGAGTGCTTACTTCCCATGGTATTTTAATCCTTTTATAACTGATGCGTCTGAACTATCTGATATTGACTTATTTCAATTTACTCACAGACTTTTTACTGGTCGTGAGGGTGTACAATCTGAAGGATACCGAATGTTAGAGCCAATCATACAAAAGCTAGATGTAAAAGCTATTTGTAGAATAAAGGCTAATTTATTAGTTAAAACGGAAAAAATTAGAGAACATGCATTTCACACAGATTTTTTTAACAACAGAACAGCGATTTATTATATAAATACAAATAATGGCTACACAAAATTTGCAGACGGAAAAAAAATTGAAAGTATTGCAAATAGACTTATAGAATTTGATTCTAATATGAGTCATGCAGGTTCAACTTGCACAGATCAAAAATGTAGAATTGTTATTAATATAAATTACTATCCTTTAACAGGAGGAGAGTGTAAATAATGGATCCGTATACAATTTCATTGTTTCAAAATTTAATGAGGAAGCAACTTGAAACTCTTAAGAATGCCGCTATATATAGTGTTGACAGCCTAGATAAACTACAATATGTTAGGGGTCAAATCAAAGCCATAGAGGCTTTGCAACAGGAACTGAAAGACCTGCTGAACAAACAGGAGTTAAAAGATGCAAACGTCCACGGAGAAACCGAAACGGACTGAGAAATTAAAAGACTCGTATAAACCAGAGGAAGAAATTTCTACAGTTCTAGATCCAAAAGCGATCGATGATTCACTACTAGATAGACTACCAAATCCAACAGGGTACAGAATGTTAATTCTGCCTTATGCTGGTCCTAAAAAAACAAAAGGTGGTATTCTCTTAAGTGATACAACACAAGAAACAATACAAATGACTACCGTATGTGGTCTTGTCCTTAAAATGGGGAACCTTTGTTATAGAGACAAAGAAAAGTTTCCGCTTGGAGGTTGGTGCAAACTTAATGATTGGGTAATTTTCAGTAGGTATGCAGGTTCAAGATTCAAGATTGAAGGTGGAGAAGTAAGAGTGCTTAATGATGATGAAATTATTAGCACTATTAAAAATCCACGTGATATTTTGCACCATTACTAAGGAGGAAACATGGTAGAAGAAACAAAAGCTCCAGAAGTGGAGCTTGACACGGATGGTGTCAATGAGGAATCCGTTGATATCAAAGAGACACCAAAAGAACCAGAGGCCACAGAACTACCAAAAGAAGAGGTAGATCTAGGGTACACTGATCACAGCGATAAACGTACTTATGATAAGAAAAAAGATCATGATACGGATATTTCATATGAAAACGAAAGACAGGTTAAGTTAGAAGATAAAGAACCTCAAAAAGAAGAAACTGAGGATCTTAAAGATTACTCTGATAAAGTTCAAAAGAGAATTAAAAAACTAACTTTTCAACTTAGAGAGTCAGAGAGGCGAGAAAAAGCTGCAACTGATTATGCTAAGGGTCTTAAACAGAAATATGAACAAGTTGATAAAAAACTTGAAGAGACAGATACAAGCTATTTAAAGGAATACGATGCTCGTATTGATGCACAGAGAGATCAGGTGAAAGCTAATCTTAAAAGTGCAATAGAATCTCAAGATGCCGACAAAATTATGGAGGCAAATGATCAACTTACTAAATTAGCTGTTGAGAAGGAGAAGGTCTCAATCTCTTTAAGTGAAAAAGAGAAGAGAAAACAAGAAAAGCCACAGGAAGAAGCACAACCTATTGAACAAGCACCTATTAGTCAGAAAGCTCAGAAATGGGCAGAAGATAATGAGTGGTTTGGAACTGATAGAGTTCTTACGAGTGCCGCAATGGGTATTCATGAGGACTTAATTCAGCAGGGGGTTGCTTCAGATAGTGACGAGTATTATAATCAAATCAACAAACGTATGAAGGAGTATTTCCCTCAAAAGTTTGCACAATCTTCTGAAGAAACGACTAAGGCTGCACCCGTCCAAAACGTAGCCTCTGTAAGCAGAAGATCAGGTGGACGCAAGTCTGTGAAACTCACTAAATCACAGGTAGTTATCGCTAAGAAATTAGGAGTGCCACTGGAGGAATACGCAAAATACGTGAAGGAAGGAGCATAACATGGAAGATAAAATCAAAACTTCACGCCTGTCCAATACGAGAGTCAATGAGTCTCGTAAAAAGGATTGGACACCACCATCCAGTTTAGATGCACCAGCTGCACCGCAGGGGTATGCACATAGATGGATACGAACTGCAACAATGGGTTTTGAGGACGTTGCAAACGTTTCAAAAAAACTTAGAGAAGGTTGGGAATTTGTAAAAGCTGAAACACTAAAAAGTGAAATAGGTGAAAATCAATTTCCAGTCATCATGGAAGGAAGACATGCTGGTTTAATCGGAATTGGTGGCCTTGTGTTGGCAAGGATACCTGAAGAGATTTTGAAAAGTCGTGCTGAGTATTTTAAAAGAATAACTCAAGATAGAACAGACGCGATAGATAGAGATCTTATGAAGGAACAACACCCGGACATGCCGATCAATATTGAAAGGCAGTCTAGAGTTACCTTTGGCGGTTCTCGTAAAAAGTAATATTTTTGCGATACCTACTTAAGTAGCTTGGATAAATAAACAATAAAGGAGAAAACACTATGGCTAATGTCGCAGAAAAGTTTGGTCTAAGACCTTACAGAAAACTGGACGGAACACCATTAGTAGGAGCTCAGAACAGATACACGATTGCTAGTAACTATGGCACTGCAATTTTCCAAGGTGATTTGGTACAACCAACAACTGCAGGAAATATTGAAAGACATACACCTAACACATCGGACGCTGTTGTGGGTGTTTTCAACGGAGTTTTTTACACTGATCCAACTACATCGAAGCCTACGTTTAAGAACTTTTATCCAGGTTCAATTGTAGCGAGTGACATTACTGCATTCGTTATTGATGACCCAGATGCTGTGTTCTTAGCTGATGCAGATGCAGCTTTTACAAGAGCGGATCTTTTCAAAAACTATTCGATGACAAACACTACTGGTGTAACGCAAACAGGTATATCGAAAACACAACTTGATGTTAGTGTTTCAGGTACTGCATCTACTTTTGTCGTTCAGGCAATTGATATTTCGCAAGATCCTGATAACTCGGACACAAGTAATGCAAACGCAAATATACTTGTTCGAATAAACAATCACTTCTACAGAAGTGGAACAGGCCTATAATAGATAAAGGAGAATAACTATGGCAATATCACGATCACAGCTAGTTAAAGAACTAGAGCCAGGTTTGAATGCTTTATTCGGCCTGGAGTATAACCGTTATGAAAATCAACATGCGGAGATATACAACACAGAAACATCTGACAGAGCTTTCGAAGAGGAAGTAATGTTAAGCGGATTTGCTTCTGCACCGGTAAAACAAGAAGGTGCTGGAGTAGTGTTCGATCAAGCAGGTGAAACTTTCACAGCTAGATACAACCACGAAACAATCGCGCTTGCATTTTCTATCACTGAAGAAGCAATCGAAGATAACCTATACGACAGACTTGCAGCGAGATACACAAGAGCTCTTGCAAGATCAATGTCAAATACGAAGCAAGTTAAAGCTGCAAACGTATTGAACAACGCGCAAGTTACAACTGTAACAGGTGGTGACGGAGTATCATTAATCAATGCTTCACACCCACTTGCAACAGGCGGAACTTTCTCAAATGTTCTTGCTACAGCTGCAGACTTAAACGAAACTTCGTTAGAGCAATCATTAATCGACATTTCTGGTTTCGTAGACG